GAATACACCAGGTCGCGAACGACTGCGCCTTTTTGCTGCACGTACAACGCCACGCTGGCCACGCTGAGCGGTGCGACATCACCGCAACCATTCTGGCTCTGGCTCGACATGGCAAAGCCGCCGGTACCGGTCAGGACGCCATTGCTATCACCGGTGACCTTGTACTCACCGCCTGACGTTAATACGACCAACGATCCAACATCTATCAGGTGCAGAATCCGGTTAAGCTGGCGGCCGGCATAGCCATAGGTGATCGCGTCATCGTCCACCAGCGGATTGCTGGTGCCGAAGTCCTTATACTGTCCTGTCTTGCTGCACCAGATGGTCTGCGGATTATTGGCTGAACCCGCGAAGATCAGTCGCTGCTGGTAATAAACCACGGTGCCGGGATAGCCCAGCACGTCATTCCAGGCAAAATGCGCCCATTTGTAAGTCGGGGTGGTTTGCAGGTCTTTCGGCGCTTTGATGATGCCCTCTTGCACCACAAAAGTAGCCTGGGCGGTGAGATGGTCATCCGATACGGAATCGATGTGGACAATGGCGCTGCCGCTGTGGATATACAGCCATTCGACGCTGTTATCCTCGCCATACCAGCCATCAACCTGCACGCCTTCGGTATGCACCGGTGCCACGGTGCCGGTCGTGCCGGCGCGGGTGCATTCGTAATAGTTCTCTTCATAGCGAATCTGATCGCCCACGGCAACCGTGCGATCTGTTTCCCATCTGGCGATTTCACCGGTCAGCATATGCTCAATGTAAAACAGCCTGCCGACATGCTCAGGGTTAAACGTCGCTTCGTTGGCGGTCAGCGTTCCCGATCCAGTCTCGACTGAAAACGTGATGGTATGACCGGTATCGATATTGACGTTTTGAAACGGCCCGCTGGTGGTGGTCACTACTGCCGTACGCCAGTCTTCATTGCCATAACGCTGTACTTCCAGCGGCGGGAAACTCTGGTGACAAATCGTCAGCACGTCAGCGGATTGCGTGTATTTCAGCTCAAACAACACGCTGACCGGGTACGGTGTGGCCACTTCAACGGGGCTACCGCCGGACACCACTTGCGCACCGTTGGTCCAGACGCGGAAATAATAATCGCCAAACTCCAGAATGTAGGTTTGCGTGGTGGAGAACTGAAAGGGAATCAGCCGCGATTTCCGGTCGCTGAATTTGGCGTTGCCGATATAGCGCAGCCCGGGGCGGTTCTCGACGCCGCCGTACTGGCGCACGATGAAATTGCGACACTTGCGCAGCGACGACTGGTATTTTTCCAGATCGGTGCGCCCGTAGAGTGTTGAGGATACTTCACCGCCGGCCAAAGAGGGTTGGATCAAGCTGGTAGCCATTAGCATAACCTCGCGCGGGCAATGTCTGACATGGGTTCATCTTCCTCTTGCGCTTCATTCATCGAATGCGCGCCGGCGGACGCAATCACTTGCGTATAACGGTTTTGCGCCGCGGTGCCCAGATTGGCATTCCCTGTAATAGGCATCGCGATTTCAGCGGCCAGGCGCCACGCCAGCGCGTCGCTGAATATGGCATCAAACATAGTGGGGTCAGTGATGCGCCGGACGTACAGCAACCACGCTTGCGGCTGATTGGTGAGGATCACCCGGCCATTACCATCCGAATTCGCGGCGGTTTCGAAGATGATTTTTGGGGAGCGCATGCCATGAAGATGTTTGCCCGGCATAAAGTCACTGAGAACAGCGTCGCGCATATCCTCAAAAAACAGGCTGCACGTCGCCGCTTCTTTGGTGCGCTCCGTCAGGCTGTTCATGGTGCGGCTATTGCCGACGCGGCCCAGGGCGCGGTTACAAATCTGGATGACTGACGCCATGATTAATCGTCTCCCGGGTCATCATCGTCGGGGCCGTACATCACGGATGCGGCGCTGCGGGTCTTGGGTAACGTCGAGGGACCAAACGCCATATCAGTTATCTGCATGCTGATGTCATTATGAGTTTCGGTACCATCTTCATGCGTGCTGGTGGACATCACTTTAACCTTTGCCGTCAGCATCAACTCATCGCCCACCTTGGGCATCGAGAGCGCCAGCCGTTTGATCACCTCATCGTTCAACGAGATCAACAAACCCCACGGATAATCATCGCGCTGCTCGACCTTGCCGCTTTCATTCTCATAGCTATCCGTGCCGGTTTTCATATTCACTAACTTTGCGTCAGCCATATCGGGCACTCCACATAGTAAAAAGGGGCCATTTGGCCCCCTTTGGGTTTGGGGAAATTAAAACCCGAGCTTTTTCCGCTCTTCTGCAATAGCGTTGCGCAGCGTTTCAGCCTTGGCTTGATGATGTGCAGTCTTGCCAAAAAGCTCTTTATACTGAGTTCGCAACGTATCCAGTTCGCTGGTATCACCAGCCTCAGCCAGCGTCGTCAAGGATTCCACCAGCGGCGCATCAGACCCTAGCGTGATTCCTTTGGCCGAGAGCGCTTTTTCCTTTGCCGCCCTGGCGTCATCATCAAGAGGCTCCAACGCCGAACCCGGAATGCCGTCATAGTCAATCTCGGCACCCTCTTCGTGCAGTTGCTTACCGATAAATGACAGCCGTGTTATGCGATACTTCGCCATGTAAACCCCTTACTTAACGGTAAAAGCGCCGGGGTAACTTATCTGCGAATCCACATCCAGATTCATACCGGTTGTAAACGCGCCAGCCGTTAACGGCCCGGTTGCCACAACAAAGTTGGCTCGCAGATACCGCAGAACACCCTGTGGCACTTTGGTAGAAAACAGACGCTTGCCCGCCACCAGATTGGCTAACGGTAATGCGCCGCTATCAAACAGCGTCACCCAAGTGGCGTTGTCCAGGCTGGTCTGAAGCTGCACGTCTAGAGTCGCGGCACCGGCGGCGGTAGCGGTTGTATTGACAGTGGCCCAAAATTCAATGGGTGTGCCTACACCGATATCGCGCAGCGTCCCTTTTATGGGTCCCAGGTCAATGACATCCGTAGACGCCGCAGTCACGGTCACCGCTTGCGCCTCAGAGAACATCAGCAATTTGTCGAGAATCATTTTCTTTCTCCAATTCAGGGCCGGAAACCGGCCCATAAGTTACGGCGGCGGTTAGACCACGCGGGCTTCGGTTTCCAGTAGAGCATCACACTGGCGGATCGGCACGTTGCGAAACGCATTCCAGAACAACCCTTCCGTTTCTTTCACTGAAATCGCCAGCGAGGCCTTATTCAGCGATTGAATGTCGAGGTATTCATTAAGGGTGCGATTCATGTAGAACACCGGCGTGCCCATGCCCATATTGGGAATGCGGTGCATTGCCTTGATCATCATTTTCACGATGTCGATCGGGGTAGTGGCATCCAAGTCGCTCACGTCGATGTTGGCGATGCGTACCACATAACGCCAATCACGCAGCGTCAGACCGTTGTCCCACTTATAGTGGGTGCGATAGCCCTGATACTTGCCGCCATTGCCGTCAAACAAGGTTTGTTCGCCCAAATCTTCATGGATGAGACCCGCTTTTTGGCCCTTCGGAAACAGCCCATGCACCGTATTTTCACCCCACAACACCAGCCAAATGGACGAGTTATCCGTGCTGGTGCCGCCGGCATCAATGATGTTTTGTTTGTTGCCGGCGCTGAGTGAGCTATAGCGGGATGACAGCCCCATGAACTGCTGAGGATTAACGCTGGTATCGCCATAAAACACCGTGGTGGCCATCGCCTGATTCATGGCTTCCAGAAACGCCCGATCTTCCGACAGACGAAAATCCGGGGTATTGCCATTCAGGTCGGCGAGAGATTTATCGACTTCGGCATAGGTCTCCAACATACCGATCGTGTCGGTGATTTGCGCGGTGGTCGATTTGCTTTGCGGGACACCGTAGTTAAGCAGGCGCCACGTTGCCGCAGGGAGACCGGTACGGATGGTGGTGCGGTGGCCGGTGGGCAGGTTGCTTTCTATAAACAACATGTCGTCCAGTACCGGATTAGTTTGGGACAAGAGTTCGACAATCGTATCGATCTTGCCGTTGGGGTCTAAGCGCTTCGCCCAGTCAGCCAGCGTTAGCGCGGTGGTGCTCTTGATAGCCATGGTTTAATGCCTCATTTTTTACCGTAAAGAACTTCGGCCGCGCTTAGCTGGCCGCCTTTTTTACCACCTAAAACCAACGAGTCCTCACTCATCAGTTTCCCTACTTTGGCAAACGTCCTGACAACCTCGGGATGGTTGCCAATACCTGTTGAATCCAGTAACGCCCGCAGGGACTTATTGCCAAACATATCAAGCGCTTTCTGCGCTAAACCGACATTAACGGTCAGTTTGTCGCCGCCGATTTCTTTGTCTGACTTGGTGTCCTCGGCCCATTTTTCGACCTGCTGACTCCACTGCTCTATCTGTTTCGCCTGGATCTGCGGGTAGATATCCACCAGCTTTTGCGCCTGGTCCTGCGTCAATCCCAACTCTTTGGCGATAGGTTCGAATACCCCTAAGGCTTGTGTATCCAGCTCAGTGCCTTCCGGGGCTTTGAACTCGTATTTTTCCGGCGCACCCTCAGGCTTATCAGCCTTATTCTTATTAGCAGCATCCTTTTCAGTCTTTTCCTTTGCCGTTTGTTCAGCCGCGAGTTGCTCGGGGGTTTTAGTGACATCGGTAGTGTCCTTACCGGCAGCATCAGCGGGTTTGTTGGGGTCAGCAGCACCAGGGTTAGTCGCAGTGATCACCGTTGTCGGTGGTGTTGCCGCCGCTGGTGTAGTTGCAACCGTGGTGGTTTGTCCTGTGCCCGGATCACCACCTTCATTCGCTGCGGCATACAGCCGGCGCATGAGTAAACGTTCAAATAAATTCATTTAATGAGTCCTTTAGCTGGCCGCTGGAATGGTCTGTGCTTTGAGTTGCGCCAGCAGTGCAGCCGTCAGCACACGAAGTGCGGTAACGTCGCTGAGCAGCGCGTTGTATTTCGTCACCAGGTCGTTGTGGTCCACCAGCAGCGCGGTGATGTCGGTCGCGGTTGATTCCGCGTCAGTCGTCGCCATCAGTGGAGCCGGGGCCGCGATGTTGGCGCCGAGCTTCACACCACCGACAATTTCGTCGGTCGGTTCAGGAACGGCGTCTAACGTGCCGGCGCCAATGGCCAGACGCGCCGCCGCAGCATCAGCCGCGGTCAACACTGATTTGCCCACGGTGGAAGCATCGGAAATCTGATCAGATGTGATCTCGGCAGTCTCATCGTCTTCAACCTCGGCGTTCTGATACGGACCGTCGAACGAAAGGACTTTTAATCTGATAATTTTCGTCATACTGGTTATTCCTTTTGTTCTTTGGCCTCGGCGGCCATCTGCAAAAAGAGGGAAGGACATGACTCCATGATGTCGCTGTACAGCCGCAGACCACCATTG